TTAGCTTGATCTTTGCCAAACTAGCCACTCATTTGACTCTAAAATTTTCTCTGTTTGAATTTTCAAATCAGGAAACTGTGATGTTCTAAAACATTCAGTCTTTTCAATACCAGTTAAACAACTTGAAGAGAACTTATGACAATTATTTTCAAATAATTTGTAGTCTAACTTTTTGCCAACCATTTTTTTTGCTCTATCTGCTACAGCTTTACTACCAACTGGTTTTCCATTTAGACATGAAACATAAATATCTACAGAAAAATTTAGACCGTCTAATCGATTTAAAAACTCTTTAGCAGATACTTTTTCAATATATCCATCACCATTTAAATGAACAATTTGGTTATAACCAATATATATTCCCGAATGTTTAGCCATTCCAAAAAAGAGTCCACAAAGAACTACACTGCCAACTTTAGGCTGTTCAATTGTTTCATCAAATACTGTATCACATACCGCATCTGCTGCTGCTGTAAAAGGATCTTTAATACCAGTAATATTTTTTAGTCTTGTTATTGGATCGGTAGGAGGAGGAGTAGGAATAGTTGTAGACTTTAATATTAAATCAAAAAAACTCTTTTTTTTATGTGTGGACGGTGATGGTTCAGATCCAAATATAATATCAAAAAGTGACATTTTAATGTATATCCGTATTTATTATGGTCAAATTAGAATATCATAAGATAATAAAAAAGAGAGGTTAATTTCCTCTCTTTGGGCCTCTTCTAGATTTAGGTTTTTCCGTTAGAATCTTCTGAGCAGCAGCTAAATTGTATAATGCTTTTCCTGATGAGCCTTGGCTAATAACTTCTAACTTTCTTCTAATGGTATCTACAGACATTGAAAATCTTTGTGCTAGATACGCTGCAGATACTAATTCCTGATCCAACTTTTTCATTTCAGTGATAATCGCACCTCCAATAGTATCACCAAGCATAATTTTGGGAGGTATAGTACCTTCAACTGTAATCATGTATTTAGTCATGCATCTTGACCTCAATATCTAAGTACTCATCTATTTTCTTAGTTGATTTATATGTGTATGCTTTTGAAACTAAGTAGCCGTTAGCAACGAGATACTTAAGATCTCGTTGAATTGTTCTAACAGATATTTGCTCATTCATTATTCTTAAAATGGAGCTTGCACGAATCCAGCACTTCGCTTTTCTAATGATAGATAAGATTGTTAGCAGTCTTTCAAAAGTTGAAAAGTTTACCTTATTCATAGCAATTCCATATTTAAGCTGCTTCACTCAGAAGCTGTTGCTTTACATCGTTAAAACGTTCACTTGGAATTGCGATTAAGCTGTCTATGCCCATATTCTCGCAAAATGTCTGAACATCCATGTTTTTCTGATGCAAGATATCTTGAAGCTCATCACGCTGTTCATTTGAAATAGCAATAAACTCAGGTGGGTTCATCCATTTATTATGTTCTTTGTTGTATGAGCATTTAAGCTTATTTTTGGCGGTACTTAATAAGTACGTACGCATATTTTGGTAGTACATGTGACCTTCTTTTTCTTTACTTAAAGCTTCTAGAGAGGCTGTTAAGTCGTTAATATCACCGGCATGCTGTGCTTCATCACAGCTTTGTTGCCAGTTTTGCCAATCTGCAAAAGCTTTTTGAGCTGCAATCTGCTCAGGTGTAAGTGTATTAATATGATCTTTTGCCTGTTGAATAAGGTCTGCCAAGAATGTAGGAGATGATTTTAAATCAGGTATCCATACTTCACCTGTACCTTCACCCAATGCACCGCTATTTTTACCATGGTGAGATGGGCTAAAGTTAAGTAGGCGAGCATCTTTACCATCATTTGTCTTCACAGTCGTTAGGTAGCCCATAATATCGGCCATACGATATAGCTCATTACGGTTTTTACCACCTAAGTCTGGTCTATAGATAATCTGCTCGCCGTTAGTGTCTTCTGAAGCATGGGCAATAAAAACAATGTCTTTACCGAAAGAGATTAGATTTGCGATGAACTGCTTAAATAGATTGTTTGCTAAACCTTGAGCCTTTAGTTTCAATGTACCATCACTTTGACAGTTTTTACTATTTGCTTGTAAGTGCGATTTAATCGTTTCAAGCATTGCACCCACAGTATCAATAACGACAGTATTGAAAGAGGCGAGGTCTTGCGCCGTTAGATTGGATACGTCAGTCCATTTCTGCACTTGAACTACTGCGCCACGGCGTAATTCACCAGCACGATGAACACCTTTGTCAAAGTCAAAGGAAATGGCATTTTTTGCAGTGAAACCAATGGATGTTTTACCAAGACCGGGATCGGCATAGATATAAGCGATAATTGAGTTAACTTGCACAGCTTGGTCAGAAGTTACGATATTTAAAGCCATGATTAGTTATCTCCTTTGTACTGTACTTCTTGGACATTTAATTCGGCGAGTTGTGCTCGAGCGGTTGCAACGGCTAAGTCATGATTCATTTGCTCACGGTCTGATTGAACAAATGCAAAGTAAATGAATGACACGGCAAGAATAACTGAGCAGAGTAGGAGAGCGGCTTTACCTGTGCTTGGTTCTGTTGAAGCCATTTCGGCTTGTGTAGGCTCTCTATATAGCGATTGACTAGTAGAATATGTTTGTTTCATAATTACCTCGTTCCGATGGAAAGCCCGTGTTTGATTTGAGAGTCGTCGCGGGCTTTTTATTGTCTACGAGATATATATTAACTTTAGTTAGTGTTTTGGTCAATAGTTAAGTTAATTAAAGTTAGTTTTTAGTTAGTGTAATTATTTTTTAAGTTATAATACCCAAAAGAAAGCCCCGCATAGTGCAGGGCTCTTTCAATTATAAGGTGCGAATATGCTAGGAATTACACAAGATGGGAAAATAATCCCTATTACTAAAAAATCCTCATCCACAGGCATGCGTTTTATAGGGGTTGTAATTACAGATCCAAAATTATTATTAGAGCAGTTTCCTCAAATCGCATGCCACTTTATAAGTGGAGATGCTCAATCAAATCTAAAACTTTGCCGCGAGGTTCTACATATAGATTAACACCCTGCATAGAATTAGCTCAATGTATCACTAATAGAAAACCCCGCACAGGGTGAGGTTATTTAAAAATAGAGGTATATCTATTTTAGATTTTTAAATAAATTATCTCTATCAGCTTGAATTTTATTTTGTAAGTCAGGATTCTTTAATGTTTCTTCTAGAAAGTTATATAACTCAATCAGTGATTTAAGTGGAAGTATAACTGTTTGGCTTTCAACTAATTTCCCAGTATTATGCTCTTGTGTGCCGAATCCAATGCGAGCAGTATCAGAACCAATAGCAAAGCTCGACATTTTATCAAAATAATGAGTTTGGTAATTATCTCCTTTTGTTTTTTCGGTAATTGGACCAACTGGTTCAAGATTGATGACTTTTTTATGAGTATTGGTGGACATAAGTATTTACCTCAGAATCTCTAAAATTGTTTGTATTGAAAAATATAGAATCATTTGTTGTTGCTGTATTGTTTCTACTCATAGAAAGTATTGCTGCAGATGCTTTCACTGGAGTTGGAATCGTTTGATATTGCTCTAATGGCAAGAGGTCCGCAGTTGGATGTGAGAATGCTTTTAGATGAATATCTAATTTTTTAGCTTTGATTATATTACCAATAGATTCAGGTGTTGCTAGTCTTAAAGCTGTATCCATGGGTAAGCTTTGGATAAGGTCATTATTTTCATATTTAGAAAAAGCTACGGGACCGCCACCAAATAATTTACCGGCTTCTTCAATACTTAAGCCCAAGCCTTTGCGAATCTCACGAATCTCTTTGTGACTTAAGAGATTATCTACCTCTCTTTTAAACTTAATCATTTCTCTTTTATTCTTTTTTGCTTGCTCTTTGGTTACTGTTTCAGATCCACAGCATGCACATTCAGAATAGAAAAGCGGTATGCCTTTTTCTTTACCATTATATGTTTGCGATACTCGATCATATTTTTCAAAAAGCTGATTTTCTTCACAAATAGGGCATATACAAGGACTATTTTTCATTAAAAACTCCTAATATTAGTTGCTTAAGTGGCATGAAAAAGTACACACAATATCGCCTGATTTATGGATACAAAACTTTAAAAAGTAGTTCATTTCAAATTCTTTCTGCGCAGCATCAACATATTCATTCTTCTTTAATTCGTAGCTGTCACAAGCAAACCATGGACTTTCTGATTTGCTTTGACACCATTCGGAGTCTCTATATTTACCTTTCTCCAAAGCTTCTTTAATTAACCCTTTTAAATCTTCTAGGTCAAAAGAAAGGTGCTGTAGATCAACAATGCTTTTACGAGTCATTGTTTTTGGTAGACTTTTTTTCAATATAGATAAAACTTCATCTTTAGGATTAATTGGGGCAAGCGTTTTAATCTTTCGATTATCGCCTGATGGTGGAGTACCTCCGTACTTACTAAGTACTTTACTTACCATAATGGTAACTCTTGCATAGTAATACCGCTAGTAAAAAATAGTAATTTTTTTGTATGAGCTACATTCATAAGCCCAACCAAAACTATTACATCGACCTCTGAAGCTAAATTTTTCATAAACCCTCTGAGATTTAATTATTCTCAATAAGATATATTTCTGTGGTGTTCAACAATCACGCCAATGATAGATATATCTATCTGATTAGAGTTGTAGGTTGGATAGTCAGGATTTAGTGGGACTAACTCAATAATATCAAAACCATACTCGTTAACACCTCGTAGTCGATATTTTTTGAAAGTAGTGCTTGCCACACCATCTCGTATTTCTTGAGCTATAACAAGCGCTCCAGGTCTAGGAGACAAACTTGCATCAACAACAACAACATCACCGGGATTAAATTCTGGTGCCATGCTTTCACCGTTAATTTTTAGTGAGAAGACGGATTTTTCATCACCACCTTGATAGCTTGTATGTGACTCACCTCTAGGGTTAAATCCATCATAACAAGTTTCGTGAAATGCACCTGCCTGAACAAAATCTAATAAAGGTATTACTCTCAATTTATTTTCTGTAGGGCGAACATTAGCCCAGCTCTCTTGAGCTTCTATATTTTTAGTAGATGAGCCTTCTTTACCTGTTAGAAGCCATTCTTCAGAAACATCCAACAGACTTGCAATGGCTTTTAAGCTTTCAGTTTTAGGGATATTTTCACCACGCATCCACTTAGTAACAGCAACGCTCGATTTTCCTGTTGCTCTTGATATATCTGCTTGCTTTAAATTTCTTTCGTTAAGTTTCTGCTGTATGCGTTCATGTAGCAACATAGTGATTTTCCCTCAAAACACTAACTTATGTTAATACAAAGTATTGAAACTTAGGTTAGTTTATGCTAACTTTTATTAGTAAATTTTATTAACTTAGGTTAGTGTTGTGAATGTTGATGATTTAAAAAAGTTTTATAACTGTAGAAGCTACAGGCAAATGTCAAAAATCCTGCAAGTCTCAGATGCTGCTATCTGTAAATGGGGGAAAAATGGAATCCCTATTAGAAGACAAGCATTGCTGCAAATCCAAACTAATGGCGCATTAAAAGCCGATCTGAAACAAAACGTAGCTTAAACCCATGAACAAATTATCCACCGAAGTATCTGCAAGAGCGAGAAATGAAGTTGCAAGAGTATTGCAAGATCTTGCGTCATGTAATCAAGGGCAGATTGCAGAGCAGTTAGGACTTGATCCTAGCACTTTGTCTCGCATGAAAAATGATAAGAAAACCAATGGCTTGACGGAAATTGAAAACTGTTTAGTTCTATTGGACATTCTTGGATATAAAACCGTAAACAAAAAATATCGAATGATTCGTGAAGAAAAGCTGAATGCACTTTTTGTTATGGCTAAAGCTTGGATGGAGAGTAAGCAGTCAGTAGATGACTTCTTTCAAGATGATATTGAAGATTTTGGAATAGGTTTCGACCTTGGTTACAAAGAAAAAGCCTGATGTACAAGATCAGGCTTTTCAATTCAACTTCACGGTAAGAGAAATTAAATATGCGAAGTAATTTAGCACAAGAATCACTGAGTATTCAAGATACAGCAGAAATACATAAGTTTAAGGCGGTGCAAGCATGAGTTTAGATGCAACTATTTGGGCTTGGAAAACTCGCCAAAAGAAAACAATTGGCGGTGCAAGTAAGCCACTTAAAAAGCTAGTTTTGCTTGCTTTAGCAGATCGTGCTGCTGAAGATCATAGCTGTTTTCCTAGTGTAAGCCGTTTGGTTGATGATACGGAAATGGATCGTAAAACAATTCTAAAGATCATTGATGAGCTGATTTTTGATGGTCTAATTCAAGATACTGGAGAGCGAAAAGGGCGTACAAAACAGGTTAAAGTTTATCGTTTAATCGGTGTAAATGGTCGTGAAATTGTTCTAGAAATAGACAATTTTGAGGGTGAAAATATAGGTTTAAACAGTCCCAAATATGGAACAGTTCCAAATTAAGCAGCTTGAGCATCTAGAGGTGTATCAAAATGAATTCTGGACTTGGTGACACTTCTATTTTGAATTTTTAAGATATGCTTTTTATTGTATATCTCATTTTTATATTGTTCAAAATTCAATGGTCAGTCCTATTTAGCCGATCCGCAAGGGCTTGTGTCGCGTCTTACGTTACGCCCTTACGGAGTCTTTAAACTTTGATCTGAAAATGTTCTTACTTTCTCAAATCCAGCACTAATTTTACCGAAAAACAGCTTCGGAGAACGCATTAACTTAATATGCTATACTATTGGAGCTAGTATGATGAACAACTGTATAATGATACTATTGGAACAACTAACAACCTTGATGGTTCAGTTCTTTATTACAATATTTCTCAATAAACTGCTGGACAGTTCAAACTGCATTCCTCTGCGAGCTGGATAATCCACTCCAAAGGCATAGTAAATTTACACAAAAAAATTATTAAAATCAATACATAGTTTTATCAATATCTTCTGAGAATACCACTATCTTAACTCAATCTCTTTCTTAAACTTATTGTATTGATAACACATGATCTGCCCATTTACTAATAACTCAACGGCTTGCTGAATTACTTCTAAAGGCGCAATAAACCACTCTTTTGGTTGATGATTTTTGCCATCTTTATCTGCGACCAATAAATCAAGGCAAGATTCACCAAAAAAGGCATGTAGATAATATTCAAATTTTTGAGGATTAATATTGAAAGCTTGATATTCAGCAATGACTTCAACTTCAGCCATCAAATAGGTAGGCTCTTTTTTTGCATTCGCAATACGTTTATCAACAGTTGTTGTGGCGAAACCAATTTTATAAAGATGATCGTATGATTGGATACGTGGATCTGTACTTTTAGATTTTAAAATATAAATATAGCCTGTCGATGTATCATTATCAGTGATACCGCCAAAATTAGTGTAGAAATTGGAATTTGCTTGTTCATTAGTTTCTGAAACAATACGTCCATCTTTATACAATGCTTTAGCTAATGAACGGTACAGCATGGTTGATTCAGTACCATTCTCAAAGATAGTGCGTGTTCTACCATCTTTACGGAAACGTTTACCCTCAACTGTTTTAGCTTCAGAAGTAAAATTAATATCTGCGAGATAGACTAACAATCCGCTTAAAACATAATAACTCCCTTGAACTAGTTGATATCCCTTATCATTGAAAGGCAACAGGTTACGTTTACCTTCTCGAAGCTCTCTATGAACGTCTTTAAATAAATGCTCAAACTGATCAAAGTCCTTACAGCGTTTCCGTTTAGCAACTTCATCTGCTGCTGCACGTTGGACAGGCACATGCTTAATTTTAAAGATGTCACCATCTTTACCATCATCTAATAGACCAAGATCATCATCATTAAAAATATCTTCAAGTGACTTAATATCTGACATATTTTAGTCCTGATGCGGTGGGAGTAAATTATGTTCATCATAATCCGCCAAAGCCATGTATTGCTTAGGATTAGTCTTAATCGCTTCTAAACGGCTCGCAAGCATAAACTCCGAAATGTTTTTCATATCCTTAGCAGGTACACGCCCATGCTGTGCCACAAAATTATTAATTTCGTTAAATTTTGAGACTAGTTGTTCATCAGCAGTGAGGGCAGATGTCTTTTTCTTTACGTTTAAAAGCCCTAAATCATCATCAGTAATCATATCTTGAAGCCAGCTAAAATCTTCCATGTTTTACACTCCAGCTCGTCTACGTTGCTCACGGATATAGATTAGGCATTCAGCTAATCGTTTTTCAATTAAGTTATTTGATTCTAGACTAGGCTCACGACCAAACTGAACTTTGAAGGCTTTTAACTTAGGCCATAGCTCAATGGCTTCTTCTTGAGTCATACTAATCTTAGTTGCTTCAATTGCTTCCTTAATCAATTTGAGCACATTGACTGTGACTTCTTTTGATAGAATTTCAAACGCTTTTTGGAATGGATTCACAGATTGAATTAAATCAATATTCAGGTCTTCAATATTGATAAATTTATCTGCCATTCGAATAAACTTTTTATCACCGACTTCTTTGACTTCTGCTGTGCTAATCACTGAGTCAACGACTAAATATTGACTTACTTCTTCAAGTTCAGCTTTTGTTAAGTCAGGATATTTGGTTTGGATAATCTTAGGGATAAGGACTTTATTCACTACTTCAGGCTCAACCTTACCTGCTGAACCTGCAATCACCTTAGCATCTTGAAGAATCGCTGCTTTTAGATCCACAAGATCATTTTCAATAATTACCTTTGTTTTTACTGTGCTTGGTTCTTTAAACCCTTTGATTGTGAGTGTACCCGGTGGAACAATATCTTCATCATCACGTTTAGTTTTAAACTTGAAGTTTGGTGCTAGTATTTGTTCCATTAATAAAGATGCAGTAATAGCTTTCAGCATATTATTTACTGCAAATTTTACCTCTGTATCTTGTGCATCTGGTTGAGCAATAAGATTGGTAAATTGCGCATGTGATTTGTTCGAACTATCTCGTGTACAACGTCCCACAATCTGCACAATTTCAGTCAAAGATCCACGGTAACCAATTGTTAAAGCATGCTCACAGAATTGCCAGTCAAAGCCTTCTTTTGCCATACCAATTGCGATAATAAGATCAAGATCATCTACAGTTTTAATATTACGCAGATATTCAACAACTTTATCACGTCCATCTTCTTCAACTAGATCTGCAACTTTTAAAAGTTTTCCATCTGACCGTTTTATCGTAATAATTCCAGTTTGATCATCTTTAATAATGAACTCACCAATAATTTCAAGGATGGCGTCAACTTCATCATATTTATCTTTACTTGATTCACCTGAATTAGGATGGGGAATATGAATGATCGTCTTTTTGTCAGTATCAAGAACTTTTTTTAGAGCAATAATCCCTTCGTCATCTTCTTTAAAGTAACGTCCTTTATAAAAGTGGTAGCCAATACCTAATGACTTTAAATAGGTATAGCCATTGAGTTGTTCGTAATAGTTAAAAGAAACTTTATCAAATTTTGCTTCATCTTCAGGCGTAAGTACAGGAACACTATCACCACGGAAATATGATCCTGTCATCGCAACAATATGAGCCGAGGTATTGTTCATTAAGGATTTAAGAACATTACCTAAAATATTATCAGCATCTGCTGAAACATGGTGGAATTCATCAATTGCCACTAATGTATTATCAAATACATGATCTTCAAGCTCTTCAAAAGCAAATCTTAACGTGGCATGTGTACATACTAAAATTTGATCCGTGCCTTCCATAAAGCGTTTAAAGGCTTTTACTTTGCTTTTATCACCACCAGCAGTACATAAGTTATTTTCAGGTTTGATATCCCAATCTGCAAAAAAGCCACTTTCGCTCAGCTTGGTGCTGGCAAATGAACCACCAATAGAGCGTTCAGGTACGGCTACAATGACTTTACTCAACCCTTGGTTATGTATCTTATCTAAACCCAAAAACATTAATGCACGAGACTTACCTGATGCGGGTGGGGCTTTTAAGAGTAGATACTGACTATTACGAGATTGAAAGGCACGAGCTTGCATCGCTCTCATGCCCATATTATTTATTGAAGTGGATTTACCTGTTTGATTATACTCAATATTTATAATATCTATTGTCATATTAATCCCTTACTGCATGATCGTATAATTGAAATAAAACTTTTAATCTTTCACTATCGTCTTTAAATAGAGTTTTATTAAAGATAGAATCTACTGCAAGATCTAGTTGATTATGTTTTTCACGTAATTTGATTGGCATATCATCAGAGTACAAATCACCAAGTTTTTTGTTAAAATATTGCTCTCTTTCCTCAATAATCTCCAAACTTAATATTCTTATTCTATCCACTAAATCATTAGATATTTTATTCGGAAATGGAAATGTATTGTAACAAATCTTAGATGAATATCTGATTCCATTGCCGAAGCGGCCAGAAACAGCAGCAGCCCAAACCATATGTATTCGCGAGGACAATACTCCAAAGTAAAAAATATCTGAGCTAGAAACAACATTAAGTAAATCACTTGAAATAATTGATTTATCAAAATATGCTACAGGGAAATACTCTATATCAGCAGGAGAAACCTTAGGGATTACTATATAGTCACTATTTGGAAAGTTTTCCACGTGGAACTTTTTGGGTGTTTCAGCCAAACGTATGGTTGGTGTGCTTGAACTTGCTAGTCGAAAATTTCTGACTTTTTGGATACGCTCTAAAGTCTTTGGCAATTTGTTAAGCATATCTACAGGAATATCTTTTACAACTAAACAATATCTAGGATTTCCATTCTTTAATTCTTGTGTTCCATACCATAGTCTAAAAAAAGATTCAGATGCTGGTTCTTCTCTAATAAATTCATTTTTTTCTTCTAGAGAAAAAAGATAATTACCATCATCAATAGGTTTATTCCCTATTCCCATTGTAGGTAAATTTCCTGATAAAGGTTTTGATCTACTCTTCACAAAACTTATTGCAGAATCAGTTAAATATGGGCTTATTCGATTCACTGTCTGCCAGAGGTTTTCTCTTAATATTTTTTTCGTATTACTATAATCTTTTGAAATTCCAATAATTACACAATATACCCCAGCTTGTCTTTTTGCATTATTACTCCATTTAAAAGATGGAATAGTAAAGATTATTTCCGATTCTTCTAAAAGGGTTGGCCATAAGCTATTTATTTGCTCACCTTGACAAATTGAACTAGTAGAAACAAAGGAAAACCTCTGAGACCCTCTTATATATTCACATGCTTTATAGAACCATCCAGAAATATAGTCAACACTAGCATACGGTATATTCGTGTCGCTAAAAAGTTGCTTCAACTCGTTTTTTTGATTTTCTGTTTGCTTTCGAGCTCCATAATAAGGAGGATTCCCTAAAATATAGATTTCTTCGCCATTATTGCTTAGTACTTTATTCCAATCGTATGTCAAGGCATTAGCACATATGATAGTTCCAGAAGATTTCAATGGTAATAAAGGAATTACTTCTCCAAATTCATCTTTGAAAACTGAATTCATTTGATGTTCAGCTAACCAAAGCGAAAGAATGGCTACTTCGTGAGCAAAATCATCAATTTCTATCCCATAAAATTGAGAAACCTGAATCACTGAGAAAGGTTTTGAAAATTGACCTGTTTTTTCTAGTTCTAACTCTTGAATACGTTTTAATAGCTCCATTTCAAATTTACGAAGCTCTTTATACGCAATAATAAGAAAGTTTCCTGAACCACAAGCAGGATCAAAAATTTTAAGTTGTCCCAAGCGTTGCTGTAGTTTTAATAGTTTACTAACACTGTCTTGGTTTTTCTCTAATTCTTCATAAAGATCATTTAAGAATAAAGGTTCAATTACCTTCATTATATTTGGAACAGATGTATAGTGCTGTCCCATCTTGCTACGTTGCTCGGTATGAACAACCGCTTGGAACATAGAGCCAAAAATATCAGGGTTAATATCAGACCAATCTAATTCACCACCACACTCAATTAAAATCTGACGTGATTTACGTGTAAATGTTGGAACTTGAATATCGTCTTTAAACAAACCACCGTTTACATAGGGAAAATCTGATAAGTAATCAGGTAAATCTGTTTCACGATCTTCAGCAGATTGGTTTAACACTTTGAATAATCTACCAATCAAAGATGATAAATCTGATCCATCTTCATTGCTCTTAGATATTGCCGAAGTGAACTGTTTATCTTGAAAAATTTCAGTATCTTCAGCAAAATAACAAAATAAAAGTCTAGATAAGAAAATATTGAGTTGATGTAAGTTCTCTTTATTATTTAAGTCATCTTCATCGAAATTATCTGCTTTAATTTCATCAAATAGCTTTGCTAGTTTCTCAGCAGCCTTAACATCAGCAGGGTTTTCACCTTGATATACTGCTTTTTCCATGCCTGCCCATGGTAGGAAGAAATCAAATTTCTTTGCTAAATCATTAAATGGAACATCCAAAGTATCTTGTGTTTTAGTATCAACAGCCAAAAGAGTTTTAAAGTCCGTCACGATCAAGAAACGAACCTTATTACTCTTAGTGCGTTTTTCTTTCCTTATCTGATCTATGAGACTGTGTAGATCATGTTGTTCTGCAATTTTGAAGTATATTTGGCGCTTCCAAAAAACGGTGTTTTCCTTATCCTCAGCTAAATTACGCTCACCATTACGCACTCGTCCAATAGATTGGCTACGATGTCCATAAGCTAAAAGCAACTCATAGATAAAGTCTTGTTTATTTAGCTCATCTTGAGCAATTTTATAGATGAGCTGTTTAACATTTTCTTCGATTTGGACAATATTCATTTGTATAGATGACCGTATTAAAGCTAATAATTAGTTTATAGAAACACTAATTTAAATTAAATGAAATTTCTTATGTACACGACACATAATGACGTAGTGCTAATCAAAATCAATAGGGTGTTTAATGTGAAACTCTGAATCATTCAAAATATTTTGAATATATTTTTTTTCATTAAAATCCTGAATAAGTCGTGATCTAAGTGAATCAAACCCATCCCAGTAGTGGTCATCTAACAAACGATTTGGCAGTTTATCTGCTAAATCATCCATCCATGGTATAAAATGTAGCCGATCAATTAACGGCAAAGGATGAACCATTGAAGACTCAATTAATTTTGAAGATTCTGCTGATAATAAAAAACTATAAATATTGGGGTGATTGCTAGAACTATTATATTTCTCCAAAGTTTTAAACAGTAAGCATAAATAAAGTAATGAATTATAACCTCCAACCCCATTCACATCACTAATATGATATGGGGTATGAAAACACTCTAAATATCTATTAGAGTATAGCTTAGCTATAAATAGAGAGCCTTCAGTATTCATGCTACGAATAAACTTAACTTCGGTTACTGATTGATCTTTTAGAAAATCTTTTTCAGGGTTAGATGTTAACAACCTTTTTAGATCTTTATCTAAATACTCATCGAAACGAAAGCTTTCAATTTTAAATGGCTTTTCTTTCCCAAATAGTAACCAATTGGAATTTGCTGATAAAAAATTTGAAATTTTTTCTAGTTGATTAAAAGTTGGCTCCATTTCTGCTCTGAACCATGACTCCGCACTATCTGCCGAATCTTCACCGATTTTATATGCCAATTCTGCAATCGTAAGCTCAGAAAAAAATTTACTTTTTTTAATTTCACTGAATAAAAATTGAAGTCGTTCAGCTACATCTTTCTTTCGTTGTGTCGGTGTTCTTGATTGCAAAAAGTTTTCAATAACTTTAGCTGCTTCAAGATGGACATTATTATCCATCACAAACGAATCATATAGACGAGACATTGTCTCAGAATTGATGGATCTTTGATTTATCTTAGCGACTTCATCAATTTTTAACTTTAAATCTTCTGGAATTCGAAGATTAAACTGAATATCTTTTTTTTTCATGGATTCCACGGACAGTAGGAATTGGCAATAGTAGCATTATGATGCAAAAAAACTATTGCGCATATAGAATCATTTCACTACTATAGAATCAAAATACTACTATCGAGCAATAATCATGCAAGCAACTAAACAATTAAATTTAAGATTGCCTGAAGAGTTAGTAATTTGGGTAAGAAAAATGGCAAAGAAAAGACATCAATCAATGAATTCTTATATGTTGACTGAACTTGAACGAATGCAAAAGGAGGCTAGAAATGAGCTAAATTAATTTTAATTTTCACCTTGTGGAGAAAGATCAATGACCCATGCGGGAACATGAGCCATTGAAAGGTGTCTTTGACTATGGACACACCTAGCATTTTCTTTAATTACTTCTTGAAAGTCAATAAAGCAAAATGCTTACATCTTTCTTCCTTAATTCATTGATATGGTTTTGGGAGTTTTTAAATGAAAATACCTGTTGTTATACAAAGAAAAATTGTTGAATTTTTAGCACAAGGGCATACACATCGACAAATCGCTAAGCGAGTGAGGGTATCCCCGACAACCGTTGGTGTTGTTGCTAAAAAATTAAATGAAATTCAAATATCAGCTACTGAGGTATTAAATACATCTAATCAAGAATTTATAGACATCGTACAAACTGGTGTCGTGAAAAATGTCGAAAAGTGTAAACCCTTGCCAGATTTCACATATATTCATGATCAAATGAAGATCAGAGATATGACATTCAAGCAATTATGGCTTGAATTTAAAGAAGTGCAACCTGATGGCATTTCTTATTCTCGCTTTGCAAGATTATATAAAGAATGGGCTAAAAAATTACATCCGTCAATGCGGCAACATTTTACTGCTGGACAGACATTATTAGTAGATTTTTGTGGAAAAACTATGCCTGTCTACGATGCTAATTCAGGCAAGGTGAGAAATGTTCAGATCTTTGTAGGTGTGTTAGGGGCTTCAAGTTTAATCACTGTGATTGCAGTTGAAACTCAACAGACACATGATTGGTTGAAATGTTTTACAGCAACTTTTGATCGGATTAGTGGTGTTCCAAAAGAAGTGATCACTGATAACCTGAAAGCAGCAGTGATTAAAACAGGACGAAATGGCACAGAGTTTAATAAGACATTTGAGCAATTTGCTGAATATCATGATTTCGCAATATTAAATACTCGTCCTAGAACCCCACAGGACAAAGGCCTAGCTGAAGTATCTGTTCAAATTGTTCAGCGCTCAATTTTAGTCAAGCTGAGAGATCGAAATTTTTTCTCACTTGATGAATTACAAAAAGCTCTTGATGTTGAAGTTGATAAAATCAATCGAGCCATGACAAAACGTTTTCCTGAAAGTCGTTGGGATCGTTTTAATCGTTTTGAGAAAAGAGAATTATTAGCGCTGCCTGCACACCCATACCCATTTTCAAAATGGATATTTCAACAAACAGTCTCTGAATTTTATCAATTTACAGTTGATGGGAATATTTATTCTATTCCCTATACTCTAATTGGTAAGAAGTTGGATATTGGCATTACAAGCCGTGAAGTACAATTTTTTTATGAAAATGAAATAATTGCTTCACACGACTTACTGACAGGCTATGGTGAAGCAAGTATTCTAGAAGAGCATATGCCAGCTAACCACAGACTTTATAATACTTTAAGCCCAGCGAGCATTAAGCAATGGGCAAAATCTGTTGGAAATTATGTTTATAAGTTTGTTGAACAAGTTTTAAATAAGTCCAAACATCTCGCTCGAAATATTAAATCCTTGAATAAACTGAGAGATTATATTTTAGAAAATAAGCTTGATTCTGTAATCAATCAAGCCTGTGAATATGCATTAAAATATAATCTATTAGCAGTTACAGACCTATTGTATGTACTCAAAAATAGAAAATATATCCACTCCATGAGTGCCCATAAAACAATCAATCTTTCAGCTCATGCAAATCTTCGGGGTGCTGATTATTTTGGAGGTGATGCAAGATGACTACAAAAAGTATTGTTGCACAAAAAATGCAAGAGCTAAAGCTCCATGGTTGTCTAGACTGCTTTGTGGATCATTATGATGAAATGATCCATAGCAAAAAAACTTCTCTGGAGATCTTAAATGAGTTACTAATAGCTGAACAAAATGCTGTTAGTAATCGAAAGGTTTTGGCACTATTGACTAAGTCTAATATACGATATCCAACAAGCAGCCTAACTGAAATTGATTGTTCTAATAAACATGGACTTACAGATGATATTTTGCAAAGCCTTGCTGATTGCAATTGGATTAGATCCAAACATAATTTAGTTTTTACTGGTGCAACTGGCATTGGTAAAACTTGGTTGGCCTCAGCTTTTGGGACAAATGCATGTAAATCAGGCTTTAAAGTTTTATTTTATAATACTACAGAGCTGTTTGAAGAGTTTAATACTGCTGTACATCTAGGAACTATCACTACCTTAAAAAAGAAATTACTGTCTAGTAGGTTATTAATTTTAGATGACTTTGGTTTATCACAAATTAATAATGGTTGGATGGCTCATTTTATTACTGTGATTGACAAACATAGTGATAATGGTTCATTACTCATTACAAGCCAGTATGAGACGAATATGTGGCTAAACCACTTTGAAGATCAAACCATTGGAGAGGCATTATTAGATCGTATTGTGCATCGATCCCATATATTCAATCTAGAGGGTGAGTCTATGCGAAAAAAACGAGGTAAAAAAAACATTTAATTTAAAGAGCCATTCAAATTGTTTGATTGGCTCTTTTTTGATTATTGGGTAAATAACTTGTCCAAGTAAAATAATATTCTAATTTGTAAATACACTTATGACAGTGTCCAAGTTAGGTAAGAATAGGTGTTCAAGTGATTGTTGATTTTGCACATAGAGGGTAAGGATGTTGATCAGCTGGATGTAGAGTTGAAATTTAATGGAGCAATGAGAGTTTTGCAGGATTCCATAGATAAGAATTTACTAGATCTTGAATCATGCCAAAAAATAATACAAAGTGATAATTTTTCAAATATTATAAAAAATGCGGAAGAAAAAATTCAAAATTTAGAAGCTGCCAAAAGAGCATTTGAAGGTGAACATACTAGAACTGTTTATACAGAAGCATTTGAAAAATACTCAGATCTTGCCAAGAGGTACGAACGTGCTTTCTATGCATTAATCTATCTGTCTATAATGTCTACCTTTATTGCCTGTGCAATAGTCTATCGCCGTAGTGATTTGCTTTATGATGTTTTAATTGTCAAAGCTGTAATAGCTGTAGCAGTTATTACTTTACTCACGCTGTGGATACGCCGTGCTAGTCATTATCGAAAGCTAGCAGAACAAGCAGAACAGACGGCTTTAGAGTTAAGAGCAATTCCATCATTTTTAAAGGAAGTAAGGGAAGAAGATCAGCGTTTAATTTATAGAGATTTAGCTGGTAAATACTTTGGAAAGACTCTTGACCAAACCCAGCATGATAAAATTGGTGATCTTATGCAAGATCAAATTAAAAATACAATTGAACTGACCAAAGCAACAGTTGATGCTGCTAAAGGTTATAAGGATATTGTTAGTGCAAAAGATGAAGCTAAAGATAGTAACTCTAGTAATAATAAAGAAGATAAATCATGAAAATTAGAGAAGCATTTACGTATTTGATAAAAAATTATAAACACTTATCTGAAAATGAAGAAAGTATTATTGGCATGGAATATATTCCCAAAGCCAGTGATGGAGAGTTTCAAATATTTAGCTTAGGATTAGATGAGGATGGTTTAGAAGAAGGAAACTACTTTATTGCTATTCATTTTAGTGCGGGAAATATCGGAGCATTTGATGGTGTTGATGATAGCTTTTCTGGAGATTACGCAGAAATAGAAGATATTATTAATGAAATACCTGAAGTTGAGCAGATCAATTTTAATATTTATCCTTTAGAGTACGCACCATTTGGTGTGATTAGTGAATATGCACTGACAGAAATCTTCCCAGAACTCCCTAATCCTGATAATGAAACAGATTTCGATATACCAAAATTTAGAAAAGAGGCCATTGATTTAATCAAGCAGGTAAATAAGCCCCAGCTTTATCACTAATAACACCCAACAAACTTAATTAAACTATTTCGTATATTAGCCCTTATTCATTATGAGGGCTTTTTTGTGTCTGCAGAAAAGTATCCAGTAAGCCATGGAACATCAGAGGGTAAAGCCATTAAACAAAATATTATGCAAGCAACTCAGTGGAGTAAATACACTTTTGAAGAATGGTGTCGTCAACTTGGTGCATGGATTAACGGCGACAGTGAACGAATGATTAAAATTGTTAAATTTATGCCAACAAAGCGCATTACACAAAAGCAAAGGGAAAAACTCCTTGCGATGTATATGGGCGATAAAAATTTAATTGATATGATCTTTAATCATAAAAAAGGTACTTGTTGCAATATGGATTGTAATGAGGCTAGAGCAATACATCGTATATTCATAGATATTAGTGTAATTGATGATGAAATTTTAAATGATTGGATATCCTCCGTCTGGTCACATCATGTATTAGGTAACTCGTTTCGCCGTATAGCAGAGGCTAGTGATACAAGTGTTAATCAGATCCGTCAGGATGTGAAATGCGGTCTTGCTTATATTAAGAGTAGATATCCTAGTTTTAGTTTTGAAACTTTCCAAAAAAACACTTGAGTGTGCGCACGGGTTATGGCATATTTGTGTAAAAGTAGACAAGCTATATTTAGATGTTTACTGATCTTTATTAAAGCTCGCCGTATGGTGGGCTTTTTTATTTTTCAAAAATTAACGTCTCTTTAAAAATTTTATTATTAATAATGCAATGATATTCATTTAAGCTTAAACCTTAATTTTAAAAAAATTGGTTTAGTTTAATGATCATTTTAAAAGAAGGTTATGAGGCTTTTGATAAATTTCTTAAAACTACACTATCGCAGGTAGTTTTAAGTGGTACATGTTTATTATTTTTATATAAAGCAACGACTATGGGGTTTACTGTACAGGCCAGTACCGTATTTATAAGTGCAATATTATCTATTTTTATAGCAATATTTTGGATTATAGGAAATATTCAAAACTTCTGGAATAGTTTTTTCAATGTATGCTTATCTGAAAGAGTTGACTGTGTTAGTTATAACTCGAATGGAGAAAAATTCTTTGATATTAAGGACATTAGAAAGATTTGGAAGGTAAGCAAACGATTAGTATTAGAAATTATATTTGTTATAATAACTATTTATTTTATGCTTGTCATATTGTTTTTTCAGATATTTATTTATATTAATCAAATGAGTATAGCTCTGCATATTTAGATGAAAATAAAATTAGGGATAGGTATATCAGAAGATACGGGTAATAATGCTATCAGTTTTTGTAGAGCGGTTTTCTGATTGATGTATAATTGAGATAATGTATTTTTATCAATAAAAATAGATGAAAAATATACTTAAATTTTTTCGATCAAAAGCTTTATATCTAGTAATCTCATTCTACATAGCTTACTTAGTTATTATCTTTGCTTTACTAGCAAATAATTTATCTTCTCTTATTGGTCCGTTAATAGCTCCAATGACATTAGTAGTTGGTATTTTTATTTGGAAATGGCAAGAAGATCAAAAAAATAAAACTGCTCGTAATGAGGAGCATTTTAAGAAGTGTAGAGAAAGAGCTGAAAAACTATTTAATGCTTATATTAAGTATGAAAGCTCAATACAGAGATTACATAGGGTATATACAGATTTTTGCCGCTGCTCTGATGATGTGAAGAAGTTTAACTTTCTCTCCGATATTGGTACAGAAATAACATTGAATAAATCTTTGCAGGATGATGTCTACTTTGAAAGCGTTTTATATTATTTTCTCATAGAGAAAAAATCCAAATTAGAAGTTTATCAGGATGCTACAACACTAAATAATCATTTCACTGGATTTTGGTACTTTGTCGACAACCTAGAAAAATTGGTGGATGCTTATAACGATTGTAAAGGTAGTGAATCTGAAAAGAGAAATGCTTGTAAGTTAAAGTTATTTAATATCTCAGGTAATATTAAACATTTAGATTTTGGTTACTCTGAAGATAGAAACAAAGTAATTTACACAAAACCTAGAGAAAAGATAATAAATATTTGTGGAGAATATTTTATATAAATATTGAGATTTGATACTTACTTATTCTTAAACTTGTCATTAAGTTTCTTTAATCCAGCAGCTCAAGGATGAGCAACTATGCGAAGTAATCAATATGTAAACGCGCATCCTAGAATTCGTGTTATAGTGAACGAAGTTATAATTATAATTAATCCACTCGATTAATAAGCCTGATATTTAATTGTTGGGCTTTTTTATTGTTTTTGGTAAGATTTAAAATTAATCTTATGGTTAAACACTAATGAAAAATAAAGAGTTTCAAGAATTGATATACTTGATGCAAAGTTTAGCTAATAAAGCTCAAATATATTATAAAAATCACGAAAAAGAATTTGTGCTTATTGGAAGTAAAATACAAAATTTTTTAGAACACTCGCTTAAACAGAAAATTATAGCTTCTAATATGAGTAAAGAGGGTTGGTTCCCGTCATCATTTGTATTTCGTACAAGTATTAATGATGGAGAATCAAACGAGAGCTTTATGCGAAGAGTTATAAAAAACCATTATGAGCAGATACAAGAAACTCTCTATTCTGGATATCCTAATAGGGCAGAAATTTTCACTGAAATGTTTGAAAGCCTAGAATGTGGTAGATACCGCTATTTTATGATGGAGTGCTTTGCTCAAATTGATGGAATATGTACAGATAGTGGATACTCCCCATTTTTTTCTAAAGAGTATGATAAAAAAATGAACTTAAAGGAAATCCTGTAGTAGATAAAAGCCTTAAGTTTGAAAAGTTCACAGTATTTTTAGATGAAATGATTCAGAGTAAAAAGTACGACGCCATTTTTTTGAATTATTATAAAGAAATAATTTCATTTACTAAAGATTGCTTTATTGGTCAATCAACTCATAATCTGGATTATACAAATGAAAACTTTCTATTAAATCGTCATGGAATTTTACATGGAGATAGTACTCATCTAAAAGCTGGTACAGAGTTGAATGCATTAAAGATACTATCACTTTTATTATTTGTTGATTTTTTAATACGTGGAGTTGAAACATATAAAATTGAAGTAGCTAAACAGTCACTTATTGTAGGAAATGATAAAAATAATTAGCTTGATAGATATTATTCTAGTTTGTACATTTTTATGCACTATTCGATTTTTGAGTAAAATCTTAATTATTTAGAATTTTTCTGTTACCCTGATTTTAAATTAAACTTAAATAATCTGGTATGGTAATAATGATACAGCATTCAAATTGGATTATATTTTTTTCCAATGGTACTTTTGAAGCGACTTTCACTACTCCTATAGGAAGCAAGAATATATCTTATATGCTTGCGTGGTTATATTTAACGTTTAACCAAGGGAAAGTTATTAAAGATGGGTTTAATGTTTCTATTAGGCATAGTGATAAGGCCTTAAAAGTCGAAGTACTTGATGATATATCTCAAAATAAAATTAATGAGATTTGGAAGAATGCAGTAGGACAAGATGATAAATATCACTTTAGTCATCCTATCGTAAATATTAATAACAATGGAAAAATTTCAAACTCTTCAAATGATAATATAACTTCAGGATTTCAAGGTCTTATAGATCCATTTAATTCGAGAAATACGCCAAAAAATATGGTTGATGTAATTGAGGGTATGAAAATAAAGTATCAGGACCACACAAAATTTATGCAAAAAGTATTAGATGAAGTCTTTGAAGATAAAAATATTAAGAAAAAGTATAATAACTCTGATGGTATGATTGAAGATTATGATGAATATGAATAAAATAAACTGATATTGAACCACCTTTGGGTGGTTTTTCATCATAAAAGGTTCTATCTTATAAAAATTATTGTTGGAGGTCAGCCTCGTATGATTGAACTTTTAATTCCTTTTTTTATCGCTATTTGTGTTTTAACAATTACACCGGGCTTAGACACAACTTTAATTATTCGAACTGCTAGTTTAGAAACAAAATCAAAAGCAATAAAAACTGCTGCAGGAATTAGTTTTGGTTGTATCGTTTGGGGACTGATTGTTGCTTGCGGTCTTGGTGCATTACTTGCGACTTCTGAAATTGCATTTAGTATTCTAAAGTGGACAGGTGCTATTTACCTAGCTTGGCTAGGTATAAAAATGATCCTTAATCCAAGAAACTCTCTTGAATCCGCAAATGATGTAGCAGATAAAGGAAAACAAAATTGGTTTATAAAAGGATTTCTAACTAATATCTTGAACCCTAAGGTTGGAATATTTTATATTTCTTTCCTACCACAGTTCATTCCAAAAGGTGGACAAACTGAAGTTTGGGTAATGTCATTAGTTTTGATTCATGTTGTTATTGGATTCGCTTGGTCTTTTACACTTATTACTTTAATGAAACCTATTGCAAAATATTTAAAGCAACCTCGCGTTATTCAAAACCTAGATAGAATGACTGGATCCATATTCTTATTATTTGCAATTAAGTTAGCACTTACCAAACGCTAAGATATTAAATATTTTGGAGCCACCTTCGGGTGGTTTTTATGTCTGTAAAACTAATATAATGAGTCAATATAAATTTGAGAAAATCAAATAATGAATTATCCAATAGTAGCTGGTGACATTTTAAGAATTTACAGAGAAGAAGAATTTATTTCTTATTGGCATTGGGGAGTATACGTTGGTGACTCTCAAGTAATTCACTTCTCAAATGCAAAAAGTGATACATCATCTGATAATGAAATTATTAACACTCATTTAAAAAAATTTTTCCGTAATGCAAAAAAATTTCAAGTCGTAGATTTCTCACCAAAGGGTTATAAAGAAAAATATATTACAAAGGATATCAAAATTGATCCATGGAATAGATTTATATCTAATCCAAGCTTAGGACTTTCTGGAATAATGGATCTCTATGATAAAATATCAGGAAGGAATGTTTCGGATTATAAAATATATAGTCCTAAAGAGGTTGTAGAGCGAGCACGTAGCAGACTAGGTGAAAAAAACTATAGCTTATTAACAAACAACTGTGAGCATTTTGCAGTTTGGTGTAAGACTGGGGTTAAAGGATCTAAACAAGTTGAAGGTATTCTCGAAACAATATTTGGTGCAGATAGTAATAAAAAATCTATTTATATTGAGTAGCAGTCATAAATTGAGAAAATCAATATACCACCTTCGGGTGGTTTTTTAATGGGTGAAAAAGATGGAACAAATTAGACCATTCCCACCAACAGACTTTATAGACCAAGCCGAGCAAGAAGAAACCATACGCTTAATTCCTGCACCTGATTTAAAACAATGGGCTGTAAAGAACTATCTTACATCCGATGGTCAACTTTATAACCCTGACCATGATCATATTGCTGAAATTTTAGATAATGATGAAACCTTTTTAGCCTTTGCATGGGCATCATCTGCCGCCGTGTCTAAAAAGCGTATGGTGCTTGGCCAATGTGAAAAAGTCATGTTTAACGTTGGTGGTTGGAAAAAGGCAAGACAAGAACAACAAATGCGAGATTGGTTTGGATACATTCCTGTATATCTGATTACCATTGATGCAAGCTTCTGTGAACGTGCAAATGACAGAGAGTTTTGTGCCTTAATAGAACATGAGCTATATCACATCGCCGTAGAACGTGATGAGGACGGTGATCCAATTTGTAGCAATATGACTGGATTGCCTAAACATTACTTAGGTGGACACGATGTAGAGGAGTTTGTCGGCGTGGTAAAACGTTGGGGTGCAAACAAAGACATAAAACGATTGGTTGAGGTTGCAAATAATCCGCCGTTTGTTTCAGATTTAGATATATCAAAGTGCTGTGGAAACTGTGTGATTAATTGATGTTCAAAAAGGATCATATTTTTACTTTCATTTATTCGGCTAATCACATAACTTTGATTGTAGGAGAAATAAATATGGCAACTTATAAGCAAATTCAAGAATTCTTGAAAAATGAACATGGCCGAACTTTTAAGTCTTGTTGGATCGCTCATGTTAAGAGCGATCATGGCTTAACTAAAAGGCAGGCACCAAATAGGTATGAACCAGATAAAAGAGTACATCCATGTCCACATGAATATCGTCAACATGTAGAAAATGCATTGAAGCACTTTAAGATGATCCCCTAAATTGGGGATTTTTTTTACTTACTTTGTTTGACGTAGTATGACAAAGGGGGAGGTATGGCTACACTCAAGGAACCTGTTAAAATATTTATAGTTCAATCACTTGCATGTATGAAGACACCACAACAGGTCGCAGATGCTGTCAAACAAGAATTTGGACTAGGATTGGATCGCCGTCAGTGTGCGAGTTATGATCCAACAAAGCATGCAGGAAAAAACTTAAGTAAAAAGCTAAAGCTACTATTTGAAGAAACACGGCGCGATTTCCAAGACAATATTTTAGATATTCCGATTGCAAATAAGGCATTTAGACTCAGAGAGCTGCAAGAGATGTATGAATCTTGGGGTAAAAATAGAGTCATGAAACAGCAAGTACTTAAACAAGCTTTTCAAGAAACAGATGGCAGAGTCACACGACAAGAGATTACAGGCAAAGATGGCCAGCCGATGGAAACTAATGTGGTCTATGCAACTCAAAAACAAGTTGAGGAAGCCGTAGCAAAAGCACAAAGCGAGTATTAGAAATGTTGAGTCTTCAAGAGCATGTCGAAAAGCGGATGTGTGAAGACGATCATTTGTTTTTTACACGCCGTTTCTTTAAGCCCCGAATGGGCTTTAAATTTATGGTGAACTGGCATCATATTTATATTGCATACCTGATTGATGAAGTCATCAAAGGCCATATAGATAACCTCGTCATTAACGTACCACCGGGTGCTGGTAAAACTGAGATGACAACCAACCTGATACCAAGAGGAATTGCACGTAATCCACGTTCAAGATTTCTTTACTTATCATTTTCTCAGTCATTGGTTGAAGAAGTTGCCTCAACGGCGCGTAATATTGTGAAGTCAGAGGACTTTCAAAAACTATGGCCAGTAAATATCTCAAAAAGTAGTGATGCGAAGTCCAATTGGAAAACTACAGTAGACGGTTACGATGCTGGTCATGTATACGGCGCATCTATGGGTGGTCAGGTCACTGGTCGCCGTGCAGGGACATTGGCAGATGAGGGTTTTACCTCAAAACCTGTTCGTCCAACGCAGGGGGATGTCCCAACTATTGGTCACGGCACCACAGTCTATCCAAACGGCAAAGCAGTCACCATGCATGATAAACCAATTTCAAGACAGACTGCAGACTACTACTTAAAAGACCACATCTCAAAAGTAGAGAAGCAATTCAAGCACTCAATTCCGAACGTGAAACTCGCTCAAAGTGAGTATGACGCTTACATCGATTTTGTATATCAATTCGGTATTGGCACTTTCAATCAGTCATCGATCAGAATAAATCTGCTTCAGGGCAATTACGTCCAAGCCTGTAAAGCACTTCTGAAATATAAATATACGGCAGGGCGTGACTGTTCAATTCGATCTAACAACTGCTATGGCGTGTATGTACGTCAAAATAACCGCTATGAGAAATGCATGGAGGCAAACCAATGACTTATTTATTACTGGCTCTGAAATACTGGCGAGAGTGCTTCATTGCATTACTCGCTTTTTTAATCCTGTGCTTACTTATGATCTTGAGTCACAAAGATGAAGTGATCGAGAAACAGAAGCAAGAGCATATTGCTTATGTACAGGAACAAAAACAGAAATATTTAGAAGCTGCTCAACAACAGCAAATTGAAATGAATAAGGTGAGTGCAGACTATGAAAAACTTAAAGCTGAGCAAGCAACAAAAGTTGAATATGTCACTAGGACAATCAATAAATACATTGATCGCCCTGTCTATCATAATGTGTGCATCGATGACGATGGTCGGGTGCAGCTCAATGATCTCATCAAATCAAGTCAAACCACCAGTACAGATACCAAGTAACTTATTGCAGCCTTGTCCTGATCTTCAAACGTTAGATGAAAATACAGGCCAGGCATGGATTCTTTGGTCGGTGGATACTGTGAAGAAATATAATGAATGTAAATTTAAGCAAAAAGCCATAGTTGATGTACTAGAGCAACCCGTATTAACTACTCAGTATATTCCATAATTTTACTTTGCTCTGACTTTAATATATTTTGAAAACTCTGCTTTATTTCAAAATATATATTATCTAAGTTATTATGTTGATAATATTCAAGTATTTTTTCCTGAAGACCTTCCGAAGAGAGATTAAAATCTATATTGAAGTCTTTATGGTGTAAAAATACAACTCTTATATATTCTTTAATTTTCTGAATAATCTCGTTATTGTCTTCTTCATGAAGATTGAGAATTAACTCAATGTCTGTAGTAAGAGTAGACATATTTTTGTATAGGAGATCTTTCTTTTTAACTAATTGAAGATACTTGTCAGTATCATCAGTATCATCAATAGACTTATAAATGGAAAGTGTTTCTAGTTGAATATCGGAGACAGTAGTTCTTAAGCTTACCATCTCAACGAGTAAATCTCGGATATGAACTTGTAAACTATTTATCCTCTCTTGGCGCAACTTGGAAACAAACTCAGCTTTTTGTCTAGATATTAATCTTTCCTGTTGATCTTGTTGCGCTTTAAATGTGCGCTCTTGCTGATTTTGTTGTTCAATGAAATTTTGGATTTGTTGACTTTCTTGAGCATTAATTAATTCTGATTGTCTGGCATTTTGATATTTATTATTGATTACTAAAGTTGTAATCAGGGTGGTTATTGTTACACCAGATGCAATAATAGGAAGCCAGTCTTTTATGGACCAACCAGTTTCTATATTCTTAGATATATCTAAGGCTGGCGGTAAAAATTGAATAATAAAGTCCACTCATATTCCTTTTATTTGTTTAGTTGATTTTTCACTTTTAAGATTAATTAATTTTAAGAAGCATTACTGCTTTTAATCCAACATATCTGCAATGTCATCGACGTCAGGATTATAGTAACTATTTACTAGAACCTAAAAATTTAATATTTTTTGCTTCTTGAAGCTGAACATTTCTATTCAGATCGGTAATTAGACAAGATCCCTTAAAGCAAATTTCAGTAGAAAATAATACATTGTTTTTTGAGTTTGATAACTCAATACGTGGATAAGTGTTATGAGTATTTTCCTTTTTGCTGTAGTAGCTTAGTACGGAATTTTGAAATTGAGTTTCAGCATTTTGTTTTCCTTTATCAAAGAGGCCTTGGGCAAAACTAAATAATAAAAAGAATCCAAATATTAAAAGAATTAAACTTAAATAATGAGCTAAAAAAACTAAATCAAAGTTTGAACTATTTGGACACTCATTCTTAATTCTTTTTAGTTCTATAGGGGATAACTTAGCATTTTTTAGCCCTAGATATGTTTCTACCTTGAGTCTTCTATTCTCATATAAGAAGCATTTGTAAACTCTGCGTATACAGCGAGGTGTTATATCTTTAAATAATTTTTTAGTTTTAGGTTTGTAAAAAAATTTAACTAGAACGATAAATGGAGATAACAAACAGAAAAGGATAAAAGATATTGGTTTAAATCTAAAGAAAATGATTATAAAATTTAGAAAAACTGCAGCTAATTTGTTGTATACATACTTAAAGCGGTTTTTTAGTGAATGCTGGAAAAAAGAGTATATTACAATAAGACCAATAAAATACATATATTCTTTGAAGCCGTAAGTAATGCCATATAGAATTACGGTAGGTAATGGTATATCGAAAGTATCTATATTGTAATGAAAGTAATTAGCCATACCTGATAGGTAAAAATAACCACACCAATATAAAAATAGTGTAAAAATGGAAGTAAAAAAAGCCCAATTAAATTCTATATTAATCTTCATACTGTCTCTTGCTAAGGATTAATCCTTCAATCTCATTCATAGCTTCACGCAACTTCTTATCACTCACTTGTACATATCCAGCAGTCACATCACGTTCATCTTCTTCACGATGATTGAGTAACTTCTTAATGGTATATTTTCCATAGTCTAAGCTTTCAGCGATAGATCCGAACGTTCTACGCAGATCATGGAAAGTGAACTCAATACCACAAGACTTATTTATTTTTGCACGTACCTTAGAGATATTTGTAATGTGACCAGAGACGGATTTAGCAGAAGGGAACACCCACTTACTATCTACAATATGTCTTTTTCTTTTCCGCATTAACTCCCAAAGAAAATCTCCCATAGGCAAAGTATGTGGATCTCCATTTTTAGGATCAACAGAAGTAATAAAACCATATTTTAAGTCTACATCTGCCCAAGCTATAGACTCACACTCATTTCTACGAAAGCCTGTCAAAATCAATGTAAGTAGAAAGTCTTTATTCGTTTCTAAGACTTGACCACGATCTTTGTATGCTAAAACTGCGTTAACCCAATCAGGTAGCTTATCTTCATTAATGTAAGTTTTACGTCTTTTAATCTTATTCCATGCACGTTTAGCATTTAGAGTATTTACTGGATTGATTAAGGGCAGAATGGGTTCTTCTTTATCATCAAGGTAATGTTCAACAGAAAAGTTATAAATAGCTCTAAAGACGCGCATAGCCATATTAGCCTGAGCCTTAGAGTTTGTAGATAACTCTTGGTGACGTTGTTGAATCATGGTTCTAGTAATAGAGGCAAGCTTTAAATCTTTCCAATCAGCAAGATATTTACTTAAGACTATTTCATAATCAGAAAGCGTGCGATCTTTTAAAGCTCTCTCATTTATATAAGCTTCAAAAGCAATTTGTAGGGTAGGCTGCTGTCTAATTAAATTATCTTGATTTTCTATATCAGCTCTTTGTTGTCTTTTTTGCTCGTTGGGATTAATACCTTTAGACATTTGCACTAAAACTTCTTGTGCAAGTACACGAGCTTGAGCAAGAGTAATTTGGCCATGTATACCCAGAGTAGACCGAGTAGACTTTCCATTTACCTTTTTTTCTACAATATAAGTTTTATAGGATGTATTTACTCGAAGAGCAAAACCGATAAGTTCACTATCTCTATAAATGGCTGGTTCTAATGCGAGACTATCAATAAAAGACTTGGTTAACTTTACTCTTGATGTGCTCATGTTGTAGAATTCCCATGTTTTGCAATATATTACAACATATAGCAATATATTTTATAGTCTACTATGCGTCTACTTGATAAAAAAAGCTTGCAAAGCGTATTAAGTTTGGATAGTATACCTTTCATAGCGAAATCTTGTAAATACAAGTAGTTGAAACGCTTAAGGGCCTATAGCTCAGTTGGTTAGAGCAGCGGACTCATAATCCGTTGGTCCCGTGTTCGAGTCACGGTGGGCCCACCATTTATTAAACCTCGTAACTATTTGAGTTGTGAGGTTTTTTAGTCTCTAAATCTCCAGTTTTTATGCTTTTTTCACGGACCGTAAAGTGGTCCATCTTACAAAAGATCCGTTGGTCTATTCTATGTAAGCAAATCCATCTAATTCTCAGTAGTTTCAAGCTTTCAAAAATCCCCTTGTAATTTCTGCTTTATACAACTTTTAGAGCTCATTTAAATCGTGAAGACTCACAACTAAAAACTCGGATCGACTGTGACGAAGTTGAAATCTTTAGAAAAATGGAAATGTAGGTTTTTTCCCTAGTTTTAGTGGAGAAAATGTCTTTTAAGGTGTAGTTTTACCAAAGAATTGTATTTATGATTGCCCTTGAAAGTGATTCTAACTTTAGACAAGGGCTATGTATTATTGAAATTGCTGTTTGTTTATAATCCTTTGTAAAACTTTTCAATAAACGATTTTGTTTTAATGACTAAATTGGTTAATACAGATAGCCGTTCTTTGAGATTTGGTGATTTAGTTGGTAATTTTAAGATGTCATTGCGTTCAGGCATTCTTTTTGTATACTCGTACTGTTCTAGTACTTTCTCAAACTCATCAGCTTTTAGGTTTTCTTCTTTACAAATGTGTTGATAGGCTTGCTCTTTTTCTATATCCCAGAAAGACTTAAAAGCATCTTCGACCTTTTGCCCTGTAATGAGTTTAGGGATGTTCTGATCGATAAACTTTTTAATCAATTCTTGTTTGTCATGTAGACTCACTTCACCTTCAATGAGGTCATTGACCTGAGCTTGGTATTGCTATCTTTTTTCTACACTCGGATTATCAATTGCAAGTTGTAGTAAGCTGATGATGTATCCCACGTTAATGCGGTCACTGTGTAGTAGTTCCAGTTGAAAATCAACTTCATCTAAAATGGATACTTTTTCTTTACTTGGTGTTTTACGGACTTGATGACACAAATCTTTGTACTTTGATGCAAAATCAGCAAAGCTTTGTTTGTCTAAGGTTGTATTGTCTTGATTGTATTCGACAAAGGTTTCTAATTGAGCATTGGTACGCATGACTTCACGAAAGGCTTTAATAAATTCCAGTTGATCGTCTTCTGTCAGTAAATCATCAACGTCTTGGCAGTTGGGTGTTAGGTCATATAGTTTTTGAACTGAAGTCTCATAGTTTTGCTGAATCTCTGCAAATTCAGGGACTAAAACCACTTGAGGTGTTTCTTTGTTAGAGAAGATTTTAAGGGCTTCGTCTGTGGCTTGTTTTAGGTTTCTGAAACAAATGATATTGCCAAAGGGTTTATTGCTGTTAAACACGCGGTTAGTACGTGAAAAAGCCTGTATGAGTCCATGATGCTTTAAGTTTTTGTCTACGTACAACGTATTAAGCCGTTTTGAGTCAAAGCCTGTGAGGAACATGTTCACTACCAGTAATATGTCAACTTCACAGTTTTTTACACGTTTAGCAATGTCTCTATAGTAATCGTAGAACTGATCACCTGAGTTGTAATTGGTTTTAAACTGTTGGTTATATTGGGCAATGTAATGATCGAGTTTATCTCGTTTAGATGGATTGACTGTACTTGGAATGTCAGTATTTTCTTCATCCAGTAAACCATTTGCATCATCGTTGACTGCTTCGTTGGCTGAGTATGAGAAAATGGTGGCAATGGTAAGTGGTTTAAACAAACGCCCATGTTCAGCATCTTGCTGTTGCTTTTGACTTTGTAAGCGTTCAAAGATGTCGTAGTATTTTATGAGGGTGTCTACTGAACTGACACAGAACATAGCTGTAAATTCACGTTTTTTGGTTTTTGTATCGTGGTTATCCAAAATGTACTGTGCAATTTGTTCTAAGCGTTTTGGGTCTTCCAATAACTCTTGTGTATCTATGCCTTCAACCTGATCTATGGATTGATGTGATGAATGAGTTTTCAAACTGTACTGTCCACGGTAGTCAATTTGAAAGGGGAGTACGTTTTTATCTCGAATGGCATCTACAATGACGTATTGGTGTAATAGTTCATCAAATAGATGACTTGTGGTGAATTTCAATCCTGCTATTGTTTTTGCATTGTCATCTAAAATAGGCGTACCTGTAAAACCAAACAT